CCATGCGCCAGAGATGGCTTGGAAAAGGCTCCATGTAAGGGGCGTCCTTGCCCTTGTAGCCCCATGTTCGGGCATTTATGGTGCTGACGAGATGACAGATGAGTGGCACAAAGGAGGAAACAGTAATGCTGTCTCTAGTTCGGTGCCGCCACCAACTCAGCCTTCTCAACAGCAAGCGCCTGCCCCACAACCAGCTCCTAGCGGCAATATCCCTGATTGGGTGGCCAAGCTCCCACAGGAATGGAACATGGTCATGGGAAAGATTGCAGAGAACACCCACATGGCACGATCAGAGTTTGAGTTGCCACTCCTAAACCATGCATCAAAGGCCCTATGGAATGGCAAGTGGTATGATGCAGCCACACAACATGGTTCGTTTGAGGCGTTCGCTAATGCCAGAACAGCGTCTAAACCTGATGCGCCAAATGGTTGGCCGCTTTATAACAAAGCATTAGATGCAAAGAAAAAGGTGGAAGAGTTAGCGAAAGAATTAGTGGCTGGACGCGAAGTGACTCTCGAACTAAACAAAAACACACCAGAGGGTGGAGCCTTCACGACCATGACTATTGCCCCAAGGGGAGAGAACGGTCCACCAAGAAGCGGTAACCCTGTTCCTGCGTCAGACGCAATCCCTGACGATATCCCCTTTTAATGAAGTACCTTAGCCTATGCTCAGGGATTGAGGCGGCTACGGTCGCTTGGGAATCCCTGGGCTGGGAGCCAACTGCGTTCGCTGAGTTCGATCAGTTCCCCTCCGCAGTCCTGGCTCATCATTACCCCGATGTTCCAAACCTAGGAGACATAAGTAAAATCGATGGAAAAAAATACAAAGAAACAGACATCGTTGTGGGCGGCACCCCTTGCCAATCATTTTCCGTGGCCGGACTCCGTGAAGGATTGGATGACGAGCGTGGCAACTTGGCATTTGAGTTTTGCCGACTTGTTAGAGAGGTTCAGCCGCTTTGGTTCGTCTGGGAAAATGTCCCCGGCGTCTTGTCAAGCAACGAAGGACGGGACTTTGGTTCCATCCTTGGAGCGATGGGAGACATCGGGTATGGCGTTTGCTGGCGAGTCTTGGACGCTCAGTTCTTCGGAGTCGCCCAAAGGCGCCGTCGTATCTTTGTTGTCGGCTACCTTGGAGACTGGCGACCTGCCGCAGCGGTATTATTTGAGCCAGAAAGCCTGCGCGGGGATTCTACGGCGAGCCGAGAAAAGGGGAAAGAAGTTGCCGACTCCGCTCAAGATCGCGCTAGAGGCCAATGCTCAACAGTAGGAGCCTTGTGCGCCCGTGACTACAAGGGCGTTGGTTCCCAGTTTGTTGATGAAGGAAAGGTCTTCCCTGAAATAGCTCAGACCGTGACGGCGCGAGAACATAAAGGGGTGACCTGCGGTGGATTCGGAATTACTGGAAACCCTGTTGTTCTCCCCATCCAAGACCAAGCCACCAGACATGGCGGTAAAGACGATAGAGGCAAAGGAAACGGTCTTGGCGTGGGCGAAGAAGGGGATCCAGCGCACACCCTCACGGGTGGTGATCGCCACGCTATTTGTATTCAAGGCTCCATGATTGGTCGCAAGGAAGAGAATGGACCACAGGGGGAGGGAGTAAACGAGGAAATCTCCTTTACTCAGAACGCAACTGACCGCCACGCCGTCGTTTATGAGAATCACCCGATGGACTCTCGAATTAAGGAAACCGACCAATCGCCCTCATGCGCCGCAAGGTGGGGAACTGGAGGAAATAACCTTCCCTTGGTTCAGGCTGCGGCTCACTTAAACCACATGACCGTCAGAAGGCTCACCCCAATCGAGTGCGAACGCCTTCAGGGATTCCCTGATGACTACACCAAGATTCCCTACAGAGGGAAGCCAGCCGAAAAATGCGCCGATGGCCACCGCTACAAAGCGTGTGGGAACAGCATGGCCGTACCAGTAATGCGGTGGATTGGGGAACGCATAGACCTGTTCACAAATAAATAAAATGAAGTACCGAAAAGCCATAACCCGCCCCGCATACCCCAATTGTTGCAAGTGTATGCGGGAGGGAGTCTTGTACAACAGGCTTCGCCATTACTGCAAAATGCACTGGCCTGGACCACTCCCAACAAATCCCTTGAAAAAGGTGAACTAAGAGGTATACTGGTCGCCATGACAAACACACTGAAAGAAGATGTCACCCTTTTTGAAAACTATTTGGCTAACAACCTAATGGGAGAAGGGTGTGCCCTAGGCATAAGTGGAACCTCACGGATACTCGTGGAGGCACTCTTTAGTCAAGCAAATATGACGCCGCCAGTCCTCGCTGGGCTCGTAGCCGATATTGCTGACGAACAATCGTTGGATCTCGACGCTGCGGTCGAGGTGTGTGCCAATGAAATCTACGCAGCCCTAGACAAAATTAATTAGATGACAAAAGCAAACAATCCTAAACCCACCCATATTGCCTTTAAGGCCTTCCCAGACTGGAGTGGCCTCCGAATCAACGAACTCGTGTGTGGGGGAGGAAAAATCAGAGCCGAATTGGAGGCTGAATATTCAGAGGAGAGGAAGGACAAGCTAATTGTCAGCTTTGGCCCTTCTGAACCTTGCGAGGCAATGTGTACGACTAGATTGTCTATGACAATGGTGACCAAAGAAGATGCCGATGCGGTAATTGACTTTTTCTCTGCTATGCTTGAGATGGTCTCCGGGTCTAGAGATTGCTTGGTTAAAAAAATCGAGGAGGCGGAAGCCTATGCGAAGTTCAAAGCGCAAAGAGAAACCGTAACAGCCGACTCATCCCAAGAAGATGAAAAACCTGTTTGATTACGCCGAGTCCGAGCGCAGGAAAGAAGAGGGAATCAAAAAGGTTTCCTCTGGCTCCTCCGCAACTTGGACTGAAAGAGCCCTGGAAATGATTCGGAGGAAGGGGATTGGTGCCCGAATGACTGCGGAGACCCTTAGGGCTTGGCTGGGAGAAGATCCTCCACACCCAAACGCCATCGGCGCCGCCTTCAATACAGCCGCCAAGCAGGGGCTCGTGGAGAAAACAGGTCTCTGGGTGAAGGCAACTCGCCCTGAAGCTCATAGCAGAGAATTACGAGAATGGCTTCGCATCCCCCCCCGAAACACTTAAACTTAAGGGACCAAGTGGGCTTTGGTTAGGATCGTCCACAATTGGTTCTCTTTGTTTGCCCTCGGCCTTTTCCATTAGAGGTCGGGGGTTTTTTCTTTGTCAACATTGACTAATAGGTAAAAAGTTGGCACATTAGGGGCATGGAAGACCTAGACATCCCCGGAGAAGAGGTTTTTACCCCACCGAAAGCCCCTCGCAAGATGACCTTTGCGATTGGAGAGAACTATCTTGAATGGCTCGCTCAAGGACACACTCAGGGCTACATCTGCAAAGCTTTGGGCATTAGCCGTTGGACAATCCAGCGCTGGCGCAAGAGGGAACCCGAATGGGCCGCTAAAGAGGAAGCAATCAAGAACATACGGCTTGAGGCTGTCGAAGACTCGCTTTTCGCACAAGCGCTTGACGGCAACACGACGGCGTGTATCTTCTGGCTCAAGAACCGCGCCCCCGAAAAGTGGCGTGATGTACAGCGTTTGGAGCATGATGTTGAGCCCGTCTCACTCGCCGAAATGGTTCAAAAAATGGAACAGAACAAAGCCCTAACAGTAGATGAGCAGTTCTGTAACAGAAACTAACCCTGTAGAGGAGCGCGTCGCTAGGTGGCGGGACAACCCCGCCGACTTCATCTGGGATGTTCTGGGGTGCCAACTGACGGATCAACAAAAGTCCGTCCTTGATGCCATTGTCAATAATAAGCGGGTAGCTGTGCGGTCGGGCAACGGCTTAGGGAAAACCCACCTTGCTGCCTGCACCATCCTGTGGTTCCTCTACACCAGGGAATCCTTCATCCTCTCCACGGGCCCAACGGCCAGCCATGTCAGGACTCACCTTTGGGGAAATGTTAGGAAGCTGTGGAATGCTGCCACGATGCCCCTCGGTGGCGAGTTGCTGACAACAGCCATCCGCCTTGCCCCTTATTGGGAAGCCCAAGGCGTGGCGACAAGCGATCCCAGCAACTTCCAGGGTGGTCACGCAGAGAACCTCCTCCTTATCTTTGATGAGGCGCAAGCGGTAGAGCCGCAGTTCTGGGAAGCAGCAGAGTCCATGATGTCAGGTAAAAACGCTCGCTGGCTAGTGATTGGCAACCCCTTGGAGGCGAAAGGAGAGTTCTATCGGGCTTTCAGGCGCCCAGAGGAATGGGCATCCGTGACCTTGTCTGCCCTCGATCACCCAAACTACAAAACCGAGGAGGAGGTAATCCCAGGCGCAACCACCTACGAGTGGGTCGAAGAGCGCAGACGAGGGTGGGGAGAAGACGATCCCCGCTTTATCGCCAGGGTTTTGGGCGAGTTCCCCGAAGCAGGCGATGACAGGGTGGTGCCCATTGGGTTCCTAGACAGGTGCGCCAACGAGGGTGGCATGGATGCCGGAGAAGGCATTCACCTTGGAGTGGATGTTGCTCGATTTGGATCAGACGAGACGGTTATTGCCGTGGTGGAGGACAATGTTCTCCTCGAAGAAATCAAATTGGCGAACCTAGACGGCAACGAGGTGTCGGGTCATGTCATTAAAATCGCCCAAAAGAACGGCATTAGCCAATCAGACGCCAACCGTATCCATGTCGATGTTATTGGGATTGGGGCAAGTGCGGTGGATGCGCTCAAGGACAGCGGTTGGAAGGTGGATTCAGTAGACTTCTCGACATCGCAACGGAATATCTATGGCGAAGAATGCGGACCTATGGAGTTCGCCAACCTCAGGGCGGAGATGTATTGGGCCGCTAGAGAGTTGCTTAGGCTGAAACTTGCGTGTGTGCCCAGAAAATTCGGCAGCACATGGGAAGAACTTACAGAAGGCGGTTACTCTTATGACCGCAAGGGCCGACTTCTTGTTGAGCCCAAGAAGGATATAAAGAAGCGATTGGGCCGTTCTCCGGACGGTGCGGACGCTTTTGTCTTATCCCTCGCACGGAACAGAAGACGAGTTCCACAAATCTACATCTAACAATGCGCTTCACACGACCAGACTTTGGCGAGCGGAACTTTCCAGGTACCGCTTACGACACCTTCACTAGATTCCCCATTGTTCCCGACCCACAGGCTCTTATCAGTCCCTGGTCACAGCACCCATATGCTCACGGCGCGATCCGCTTGGCGGGACAAATGTTAGGTATGCTTCCTTTCCGTATTGTGAAAGAAGACCTGGCGGGCTTCCACGGCGTAAAGAACGCCGAAACGCAAGAAGAGTTAGACCTCGCTCTACGCAAGTTCAACTTCATGAAGTCTCATAGTGTCCAAACATCACGGACAAGAGAGGCAGCGTTAGTGCCCATCCCTGACAGCCCGTGGCGTCCCATGTTTGACATTGTTAATCCACACATGGCGAAGGCTGACTTGTGGAATGCAGTAGTAACCCAGATGCTGTCAACTGGTTGCGCGATTCTTTGCCTTAAGGGCAGAAATGGGAGGCTCAAGAAAAAAGAAATCCCCCGTGAAGTTTATGTCTTTGGAAGGAAGGGTTGGTATGTGGACATCGACGAGAACACGGGAATGGTTCGCCGCTGGAAATACCAGCCGAATGGAGCTGTCCAAGACGGGGCCACCTCTGCTTTCCAGTACAAAAACACCGAAGGCATTGAGTACGAGCCGCACGAGATTGTTCTCCTAAGGATCTACTCACCCGACCAGCCTTTCTGGGGTGAAACGCCACT